ACCAAAATGGGATCTTGATCCCCACGACTAGTGCCACAACCCTGATGCTCTTACTCTAACGAGTAGTTACTCATAACGTCCATCCTAACCGAGATGGGCGGGGTATAGTCATTACCACGTTTCTACTTTTCAGCAGATCCGAGTAATGCTAGGTGTTCCGCAGAACGGCAAACGAACTACACATAAATGTGTGTACGGATAGCGTCCTTAGTCTGTTAGACCCTCCCTGCAGTTGGCTACCTTTATATATTTTATTATATAGGATATATACCGAGCTACAGACTGTAGAGTTAGAGGAGGGGTTTATTATAATTAAAACACACCATGAAAGTAAATCTAAAAGAAAATTTCTTTTCTATAAACTTGTTTTACAAGTTTGTTAAATTTACTGTGTGACTCCTGGGCATATCTTCATCTGATCACCGTCCTAACTTTATTAAGTTAGCTAAGCGTATTGAACGGTTGTACTGTGCGAATGGTACAACGTTTACAGTTCAATATTTAAAGGAGTGTTATCGTTTAACAACGAAGACACTTGGTGGTGAGGTCGTTCAGAGTTCGCAAGAACCGAGAGTGGCGTTCAGAAGGGGACTACCTTTGATAATCCCCGGGCCTCTTCGTCTAGAAATAGAGAAGAGAAACCGGGTTCTTATTAAGGCAGTTTTGACTGTCTTGTCGGTATATAGAGTAATGCCTGCCGCTCCTAAAATCAAATTAGAGACTATAACTAGTCCTCACTCTGGAACTATTAAAACAATTCCGGAAGCGAGTTTGATATTTCCGCACATCAAAAGTTTCTATGGCCGTAAAGCCAAGAAGTACTTTGATGAGGACAAAGGTCCGTTTGCGATTGGGCGTAGGATATTATCTCTTACCACTGCTGGTCCGAACCACAGAACACAGCTTCTGGGAGTTCCGATTGACGCTTTTGCGTTATCGAAGTCCCATCTGCTCAAGACTTATGAAGATTTCGTTAAGAAATCTCGAAGTCGAGTGCTCTGAGGAAAGATACAAGCGGAGATTGCTGTTGGAAGTACTTATGAGCACTTTCAAAGCATATCCGCAGACCAGCTACAACTTGGGAAATTAGGCCTTAAGCATGAACCCGCTGGTAAAGTAAGAGTCTTCGCAATTGTAGACGCTTGAACACAAAGTGCATTACATCCTCTTCACCAAGCTTTGTTTGATATTTTAAGAAATATTAAACAAGATGGAACCTTTAATCAACATAAACCTATTGGTTTGTTGTTTGATAAAGGATTGAAGGATATGTTTTCCTTTGATTTGAGCGCTGCAACCGATAGACTTCCCATTGATTTACAAGTTCAAGTTCTCTCATTCCTTTACGGGGATGAGGAAACTGCTCTTCTTTGGAAGAGTCTCTTGATAGATCGTGATTACGTACTTGATAGTACGGATCCGGATTTCCAAAAGTATAACGGTAAGTACCGTTATGCTGTTGGTCAGCCAATGGGAGCTCTCTCCAGCTGGGCTATGTTGGCACTAACTCATCATGTCATAGTACAAGTAGCAGCTCTTCGTTCCGGCCACATTGGTTGGTTTGAAGACTATGCTGTATTAGGAGATGATGTGGTAATTGCTAATAAACAAATAGCAGACTCATATCTGGTTTTAATGAAACTTTTAGGTGTCGAAATTAATTTATCGAAATCTTTGGTTTCATCAGATGGAGTTTGTGAATTTGCGAAGAAGTTGTGAATTAACAGTGAAGATTTTAGTCCATTAGGGCCAAAAGCTTTATGTCAATTTATACATTCTCCGCAGAGCTTCAAAGACATTGTTATCGCTAACAATGTGTTTGAGGGTTTGGACATAGAAGTGCTGAAAGAACAGCTAGAAAAGATGTTCAATAACTCTCCAATTAAGGGAGAAAAATGATTAAGGAAACTTAAATCATGTTATTGAGATCTGATTAGTTGTTTTGGTCTAAACTTAGCTCAGGACTTATCACCGGATCTTTTGGATTCGGCTGTAAGTTCGCTTGACGCTAAGAACCGTGATATTTATAATTCTCTTTTAAAAGAGGTTATAAACTCTAGGTTAACCAGGGGTTGATTCAAAAGTCTTGAGTCAGATGCAAACATGTACCGTCGGATAAGGCGTTATTTTAGCCTAAGTCCGCTGTATGTGTTTCCATCCTGCCAAGATCACTTAGAGAATTATTCAGATCTCTTAGCATATTCGGCGTCTCACATTTATGAGACGAACGAGGCTAAGTTACTGTCTAAGGCTTTCAGTGATATGTCACGTATCTCGTGACCTTTTGATGATAAACCGAAGTTAAATCGGAAAGTTAAGTCTTTGGAGTTATCCAAAGATCTATTCTCTCTGATTTACCAAGACCGTCCTGAACTAGCAATGAAGCTATTCCAGTCAAGTCATGCGGT